GTGTACGACTGCTACTATGTACAAAGGTGCAGGTAACAATGGCATGACATTGGTTGATAGACTTATGCCTGTAGGAGAAGCAGAAGAATATGCACACTACAACTACAGGGCAACTAAAGAAGTGTATCACATGGATGGTAAAGCACCTACATTACTTACCATGCAAGGTGGTAACAGAGAACCAAAGGTTGCAACCTATTCACCCAAAGGTGGTAGGATTGTTAATCGTAGGCTAGATGCCAATGGTGTACGTAAAGACTATCAAATGGATTTACCTTTAGAACCACAAGTAGAGGTACGTAGTGATGACAAAACTAATTGTTTAACTACTGTACAAAAAGATAATGTTGTGGTACAAGGTATGACATGGAGAAAGCTAACTCCTGTAGAGTGTGAGAGATTACAGACTCTGCCTGACAATTATACAGAAGGTGTGTCAAAGACACAAAGATATAAAATGATTGGCAATGCGTGGACAGTAGATGTGATTGCACATATACTAGGAGAAATGTTATTGCCTAAAAAAATTAAATCAATTAACTACGAGAAAGGATATTTTGTTTATGCCTAAAAAAGTTAGACCCCATTGGGAAGTTATGTCTGATGATTCATTCAACAAGACATTAAAATTAATAATAATAATATTGTATGCGTATGCAATATTTGAAGTAGCAAAGGAGTTATTATCATGACAATGTATAGATTAGAAATGAAACCTTGTGTTGAGACAGATTCTCAAAGTGAATCATCAACAAGTCAAAGAAACTTGGATTACATACAAAGAAAAATAAATGCGTTTAAGGATGGTGCAATAGATGGGTTTATTCAAGGTATGAGAATACCTAATCACAGAGAGATGCATTATTATAATCAAGGCTATGACTTTGGTGTTGTGTTATACAATAAACAACAGGAGGATAGTGAATGAGAAAGTTAATTTATAACATATGGGATTCCATCATGAACTATGAACGCAATCCCTTGCGACATATACCTGACCTAAATACTAGGCACATGATTATGCAAGTGTTGGCATGGATGTGGTGCATTGCATTCTCCATGTACTTTGGTAGTATGTGGATGTTTGGGATAACTGCGATTGCCCATGTGTTTATATTAGGTGCTATTGTTCTAACTGTAGCTACATTTGAAACTGCTAAAAGAAAGCCTACATTCTTTTTGAAGAAAGGTTATCACACACCTAGCAGAAGTAGATACATGTACTACAATGGCAAAAGATTTAAGTATGACCCAAATGATGTAGGAGGTGAACATGAATAATGACGATTTAATATGGTTAATATTAGGTGCTAGTTCAGTAGCATTTATATTTGGATATTTTGGTATAGGCTTATGAAAGTTAATGACTTATTAAAAGAATACTATTTATCGTTTGAATACAATAACTTACGAGAAGAAACTAAAGCACAGTATAAATACTTTTTAGGCATAGTTTGTTCTACAAGTGTGGTTGATGGCAAGAGTTTAGGAACGTATAAACTCTCTAGTCTAACAACTAAACTTGCCAAGTTGTCTTATAACAAATGGTGTGAGAGAGGTGTATCATTAGCTAATCATCTCATGTCTGTAATCAGAGTATTGCTTAATTACGGAATAAACATGGAGCATTGTAATATGAATCCATTTAGTAATATTAAGAAACGTGTCGTTGCACATAGAAAAGTTGTTTGGACAAAAGATGACGTTATCAGGTTTCTTGATATTGCATACTCTGACTTCAAGACTAGAAGTTTAGGACTGATTGCACAGATGGCATACGAATGGTGTCAAAGAATAGGGGATATGAGACTTTTAGAGTGGTCTAATCTTGATTTAGACGAACAACGTATGCAAATTGAGCAGTCTAAGAGAAGAGCAGAAGTATTTTTACCCATATCAGACGAGTTAAATGAAATGTTATTACAACAAAAGAATGATTATGGGTTTCAAAAGTATGTAGCACCTCGCCCAAGACCATTTAAGGGGTCATACAAGCCTTATTCACTAACAAAGCTACCAATCCTAGCTAGAAAGGTTATGACCTCTGCAGGACTCTCTAATGAGCTACGATTAAGTGACTTACGTAGAACAGGAACAGTTGAAATGGTTGATGCAGGTGTATCTATGGGTAATATTATGTCAGTTACAGGACATGCTAACCCACAATCTGTTAAACCTTACATGAAGAATACCTTTGCTAGTGCTAATTTAGCATTGCAAACACGTAGAGGGTTGACAGAATCTGAAAGTCATGATAAAAGCATATTAAATGCCAACAAGAAGGATGTAATATATAATATATGATTAATATATATGAATATGTTAAACAGTTAAATGTAGAGAATGGCACATCACAAAGGATGACATGTCCTATGTGCAAGTCATACAAAACATTTACTGTTACAAACAACATGGGTTCTTTACTTTGGAACTGTTATAAGGCATCTTGTAATGTCAAAGGTAAAAGTCGTGTTCATTTATCTGCAGAGGATATTCGTAACATGAGAGAAGTGTCCCAAGTTGGGACATCGTTTGAAATGCCTGAGTACATTACACCACGTAACCAAGACATAATGGATTGGTGTAACAAGTGGGGTCTAGATGTAGACGCTTTAGAGTTACAGTACGATGTCAAAGAACACAGAGTTGTTTTTCCTATCAAAGAAAATGGCAGAATTGTGGATGCTACAGGTAGGTCTATCCTAAACAAACTTCCTAAGTGGAAGAGGTATGGTTCTTCGGACTTGCCTTTTTCATTTGGTTGTGGTAGTATCGCAATAGTGGTTGAGGATTGCATTAGTGCAGGAGTGATTGGTAGTGATGTATATGTTGGGGTAGCTGTGTTGGGTACATCATTATTAGATTCTCACAAAACATTCCTGTCGCAATTCTCAACTGCAATAATAGCACTTGACCCTGATGCACTACCCAAGTCTTTTGCTTTTGCTAAAGAGTTACGTTCACATGTCAAGGATGTAAAGATACTAAGATTAAAAGATGATTTAAAATATAGGAGACAAGAAGACTTAAATAATTTGAAACTATTAACCCCAAAGGAGACACAGTTATGGAATTAGCATTACTAAGAAGTTTGATGGAGAAATCATTTTATGATGACCATCGTGGAGCAAAATGTCCTGATAGACTATTTGCCAAAGACAATAGAAAGATTAAGCAGTCTATTGACAAAGCCATGAGCACTTATGAAAGGAGTGTTACACCTGATGAGATTGAGGCTTTGTTCATGTCTAACAATCCGACACTTACGACTGCACAGAAACAAGCCTACTCTAGTTTGTTTAGACAGATTAGAATGGAACAACCTTTAGGAGAAGACATTGCACAAGAAGTATTATCAAAATTATTTCAACAAGTTGTGGGTGAGGACATTGCCAATATTGGCTTTGATTATGTTAATGGTTCTCATTCCTCTTTAGAACCTATACGTCAGATACTAGAGCAGTATGGAGATGACTTTACACCTAACCTAAATGTGGAGTGGGATGATATTGAGATAGATACCTTACTAGCCAAGAATGATTTAGAAGCACGTTGGACTTTCAATGTCCCTACTTTAACGAGACAAGTTGATGGTATAAACTCAGGTCACTTGATAGAGATAGGTGCTAGACCAAACACAGGTAAGACTAGCTTTCATGCAAGTTTGTTAGCAGGTCAAGATGGTTTAGCACAACAAGGTGCATCGTGTATTATACTTTGTAATGAAGAGGGTAGCCACAGAGTAGGTGCTAGATATCTTACTGCATCAACAGGTATGACTATGAGAGAGATAAAGGAGAATCCTAGTCGTGCTAGAGATTTGTATGCACCTATTAAAGATAATATAAAGATTAAAGATGCAACAGGTCGTGACATGTCATGGGTTGAAAGTGTATGTAAATCGTACAAGCCTGACATAGTTGTTCTTGATATGGGAGATAAGTTTGCACGTACAGGTGGCTTTGCTCGTACTGATGAAGCATTGAAAGCTAATGCAGTTCATGCTCGTATGATTGCCAAAGAACACAAGTGTGCAGTATTTTATATGTCACAGTTATCTGCAGATGCAGAGGGTAAAGTATTACTTAATCAGTCAATGATGGAAGGTAGTAGAACAGGTAAAGCAGCAGAAGCAGATTTGATGATACTCATTGCAAAGAATCCACCACAACAAGGTGCAGAAGAGGAAGACCTGCAAAGACATCTCAACGTGGTTAAGAATAAACTTACAGGATGGCATGGTGTTGTTCATTGTAACCTTAATTATAAAATAGGTAGATACGAAGTATGATTGAACAGTTTGAACTCTTTAGTGTAGTAGAGGAGATATGTGAAGATGGGTTGGTCTGCATCAAGTGTGATATAAGACAACCTATTGAAAACTTTCAACAGATGTCCTACACGAAGTCAGGAGAAGCAGAAATAAAAAGGACATGTAGGTCATGTCAAAAAGGACATAGGCAAGTTATTGCTACGTTAAGAAAACAAAACGTGTATCCTGACAAGAATTATTGTTGTCCTATTTGTAAAAGAAGTATAGAAGAGGTTAATAAGTATAATCAAAAGTTGTTAGGCACATGGGTTCTTGACCATTGTCACGATACAAATACTTTTCGTGGTTACATATGTAAACATTGTAATGATGGATTGGGTGGATTTAGAGATGACTTGACAACAATAGAAAGAGCAGTTATATATCTAAAAGAACATAAGGAAAGATTAAATGAAGTTAACGATTGATATAGAAAATACAGTAACTAAAAGAGATGGCAAGATGTATCTTGACCCATATGAACCAACTAATAAATTAGTTATGGTGGGTTGTCGTGATGACAATGGAAATGAAACTATATATGATATGGATAGTGGGTTTGTTGATATACAAGACATGTTAGATAAAGCTACAGTTCTTATAGGACACAACATAACATATGATTTGATGTGGTTGTGGGAGTGTGGTTTCAAATATGATGGTGTTATATTTGATACTATGTTAGCAGAGTATGTTTTAAGTAGGGGTAATCCTGAGAAGTATTCTTTGTCATTAGAAGCCTGTGCAGAAAGACATGATTTGAATACAAAGAAGCAAGATACATTAAAAGAATATTTTGCTAAAGGCATGGGTGTGGATGAGATACCAAAGGATGAGTTAACAGAATATTTAAGAGCAGACTTGAGAGCAACGCAAGAGTTATGTGATAGCCAATACAAACAATTAATTAGCACATCCCTTATGGATACAGTAATACTTACAAACAAAGTTGCTATGACTCTAGCTAGAACACATAGGAATGGTTTTAAGGTAAACCAAGATGTCCTAGAATCTGTAAGAAAAGAGTTTGAGTCTGAAAAGATAGACATAGAAAAAAGATTGAAGAAACAAGTTCAAGACTTGATGGGTGACACACCTATAAATTTAAATAGTCCTGAACAAATGTCTTGGGTTATATATAGTAGAAAGCCTAAAGATAAAGCACTATGGGCAAACGAGTTTACACCTTACATGGATAAGGATAAGTATAGAGAGTGTGTATTAGAGCATTCCAATCTTGTTTACAAAACAAAAGCTATAAAATGTAAAGACTGTTTAGGTGCAGGATATGTTAGGAAGACAAAGAAATCAGGAGCACCTTACGCAAAGCCAAGCAGATGCCACACGTGTAATACACAAGGATATTTATTTGAACCAACTAATAAAGTTGCAGGTTTAAAGTTCTCTGCACCTACTGCTAAATGGGTTAGTGCAAATGGATTTACTATAAATAAACTTTATCTTGATACATTAAGAAATGTAGCTAAAAGAAATAATATGAAAGATGCAGAAAACTTTTTATCTGACTTACAGAGATTGTCTGCATTGGATACTTATCTCTCTTCTTTTGTTGATGGTATCAAATCACATATAAAGCAGGATGGCATGTTACATGTCAGATTGTTACAACACAGAACTGCAACAGGCAGATTTAGTGGAGCAGACCCTAACATGCAGAACATGCCTAGAGGTGGTACGTTCCCTGTAAAGAAGGTATTTGTTTCACGTTGGAAAGGTGGCAAGATTCTAGAAGCAGACTTTGCACAGTTAGAGTTTAGGACTGCAGCCTATTTATCACAAGACGAGGTGGCAATAGATGAAATTAAAACAGGCTTTGACGTTCATGCTTATACGGCTTCAGTTATTTCAGCTTCGGGTCAGAGTACAACTAGACAAGAAGCTAAAGCACATACCTTTGCTCCGTTATATGGTGCGACTGGGTTTGGAAGAACAGAAGCAGAAGCGAAATACTACCAAGACTTCACGAAAAAATACAAAGGCATCGCACTTTGGCATTCCAGATTGGCTAAAGAAGCTCTAGAGAAACGTAGTATTACAACACCATCAGGCAGACAGTTTAGTTTTCCTGATGTTGAAAGGAGAAGAAGTGGTTCTGTATCACATTTTACACAGATAAAAAATTATCCTGTACAAAGTTTTGCAACTGCAGATATAGTTCCCCTTATTCTTGTTCACATGGAACAGAGATTAAAATCACTAAACTCTTGTATTGTGAATACAGTACATGATTCTATCGTGATTGATGTTCATCCTGATGAAATAAATAAAGTTGTATTTATAATTAAAAGTATTAATCAGGATATTACTAATATTGTGAATACACAATTTGGTATTGATTTTAATGTGCCTCTTTTGTTAGAGTCAAAGATAGGAGACAACTGGCTTGACACAAAAGATATTGCATGATATAACTAAGATTCTTTTGAAAGGAGTATGTAAATATGAATGAAGTAGTAACGATAAATACAGAGAGTTATGCATCTATGGCAAAGGCAATGGGTTTGCCTGTCAATAGTGGTGAAAGAAAAGTTAATGTTCTAAATAGATTTAGAATATGGCATGAGCCTACAATGGGCATTGGCACTGTGGATGGTAAAGAAGTTAAGATGGAAGTAATAAAAGGTGGATGCTACAGACTTGAAAAAGTTGGAGATGTTCCTATATATTACTTTGCAGAGAAAGCTAAGTTTAGACCTTTTTTACAGAGATTCATGTATAAGAGATATTATCAAAATGATAAGAAGTATTGTAAGTCTATAATGGCAGACACTTTGAGTATAGATTTAAAAGATGACTATGGTACTTTTAACTGTGGAAAACCTACAGGTTATGTTAAAGATTATCAATCTTTACCTGAGTCAACTAAAAATATAATCAAAGCAGTTGATAGATATAGGGTTGTCTTTGGTATAGTTGAATTAGAAAAGCCTGTAAAGTTAGTTGATGGCAAAGAGGTACAAGAAGATTTACCACCTTTTCCTGCTATATGGGAAATGAAAGACAAGAATACTTTTAAGTCTATGGGTGAAATATTCTCTAAGTTTTCTAGGATGGAGAGACTACCACTTCAACATAATATTGAACTAGATGAATCTGAAGTGTTCTATACTAACAATGCAGGTACAGAGTTTTTTAAACCTACATTTAAAGTTGATTATACTACTAAGATGGATATATCTGAAGAAGACCATAAAACTTTTGGGGACTTTTTAGATTGGGTCAAAGCTCATAACGATAATATTCTTAAGAAGTGGGATGAGAGAGTTGCAGAGAAACAGGATGAAGTATCAGAAGAAGATGCAGAAACTGTTGAGCAGTTTATAGATGTTGAACTAGAATCTGATGAGAAGCAATAATCCCTTCAAAGCACATGGTATAAATTACCTTTCACCTAGCAGTATAAATACCTACATAAGTGATACACCTATGTGGGTGGCTAGGTATTTGTTTAAAGTTAAATCTCCTAGTGGTGCAGGTGCAGTACGTGGCATTGCATCAGAGTTTGTTTTAGCTAATAAATATAAAGAAGGTACATTTGATTATGACTTATTAAATATGAAGTTTATGACATTGTGTACTGAGTCTATGGTTGATTTAGGAGATAAAAAAACAGAGAAAGAAAGAGGTTTGCTAAAAGGTTTTGGAGAAGTTATTGATAAGAACTTTGATTATGATAATCTTGAGGACTATCAAGAAAAGGTTGAGGTACAGTTAGAAGATTTGCCTGTACCCATCATGGGTTACATAGACTTTAGATTTAAAGATAAAATAGTTGATTTAAAAACATCAACTAGAATGCCATCACAACCAACAGAAGCACAGAAAAGACAGATGGCACTTTATTCTATGGCATACCCTAATAATAGTGTAGATTTATTTTTTGCTACTCCAAAGGAGCATAAAAAGTTTACACTTAAAAACTTAACTTCGTATAAAAAACAACTTGAAAAAGTTGCCTATGGTATACAGAAGTTTTTGTCTATCAGTGATGATAAGCATGAGTTAGCTTCTTTTGTTTATCCTAACCTTGACTCTTGGATGTGGAATGGTAAGATGAAAGAAGAAGCAAAGAAAATATGGAGTGTAAAGTAATGTCAGAAAAAAAACTTGACGAACTGAAAGCTAACATTGAGAATATGGAAAAAGAGTTAGCCGAAGCTAAAACTGCCTATCGTGAAATGAGAACGAAAGGTTTAAAAGATGCTATGGAAGCTAAGAAATTAGCAGACGAAGCAGTAAAAGAAGAGCTAAAAGCATTGGGTTATACCTATAATACTAGCTCATCTTATAAAGAATGGAGTCCATTTACAGGTTGGAGAACCTTCCTGTAGTGACACCACATAAAGCATATCGTAATGCTTTGAAGCATGGGTATAGGAGTGGATTAGAACATAAGTTATCTGTCTATCTTAAAGAACGCAAGTTCAAATTCTCCTATGAAACTATAAAGATAGAATGGGAAGACTTATCTTATCGCACCTATACCCCTGACTTTATATTAGACAATGGTATAATAATAGAAACCAAAGGTAGATTTCTAGCCTCTGACAGACGTAAACATTTAGCAATACAAAAGCAACATCCTAAACTTGACATTAGATTTATTTTCACTAATAGTAAAGTTAAGTTATATAAAGGAGCAAAGTCAACGTATGCTCAATGGTGTTTAAAATATAATTTTAGATATTATGACAGAATAATACCTGAGTGTTGGCTAAAAGAAAAAGGAAAAAACAAACATCCTATATTCATAAAATTTATAGGCAAGAAAGTGAGGAGATAAGTATGGCAAAACAATTTAATAACAGAGGTAATCATTTTTTCATAGAGGTAATACCTAACATAGATGAAAAAGGAAAATGGGAAGGACAATATCAATTAGCTATTCAAGCTAGAAGATTAAATATAGATGATGATAGCTTTTTTGCATTAGAAAATGTTTGTCAGTTGGCATGTGCATCATTAGCACTCATGGAAGATGACCCTCACTATAGAACTAAAGTAGATGAATTTTTACATAAGCCTGATGATAGTAGTGCAGTTGATGATAAGAAAAAGAGAACTGTTGACAAAATAAAGGATAATGTTATAACTATAAACTTTACTAAAGGAGATACTTAGTGGGAGAATATAGAGAATCATTAAGAAAAAAATTTAAAGAGGTAGGAGATATGATAAGAAAACAAGCACAAGAACAGTCAGACCACAAACAAACTTTGGACATGGTTAATAGTCCACCACACTATAATAAAGCAGGTATAGAAACTATAGATGCTATAAAAGCTATGACAGATAAAGGCTACGAATATTATTTACAAGGAAACATCATGAAATATTTATGGAGATACAGATATAAGAATGGTGTAGAAGATTTAAAAAAAGCACAATGGTATCTCAACGAATTGATTGATGAGTTAGAAGATGACGATAAAACTTAAAATTATGATGACAATACATGTTGACGAAGAAGAATATCATGTTCCTTCAGATAACAGAGTAGATGAAGAATTTGAAGACCACATAAAAGATTTTATACATGAGATTGATGGTGTCATTATTAGACACATGAAAGTAATACAGGAGAACAAAGATGAAGAGTAACTATTTACCAACAGACTATCAAAATTTTATAGCTCTATCTAGATATGCTAGATGGAAAGACGATGAGCAAAGAAGAGAAACTTGGAGTGAAACTGCAGATAGATATATTGATTACATGAGTAATCATTTAAAAACTAAACATGGTTATACATTAACTAAAGCATTAAAAGAAAAAATAACTGATGGTATAATATCATTAGGAGTTATGCCAAGCATGAGAGCATTGATGACTGCAGGTATAGCTTTAGACAGATGCCATGTAGCAGGATATAATTGTAGTTACATACCTGTAGATAGTCCACGTTCATTTGATGAATGTATGTATATACTTATGTGTGGCACAGGTGTAGGCTTCTCTGTTGAAAGAGAAAATGTAGATAAGTTACCCATAGTTAATGAGCACTTTGAAAAAAGCACTACAGTAATTACTGTTGCAGATAGCAGACCCGGATGGGCAAGAGCATTACGTGAATTGATTGCTATGTTATATGTAGGACAAATACCATCTCTTGATGTATCACAGGTTAGACCTGCAGGTGCAAGATTAAAAACATTTGGTGGTAGAGCATCAGGTCCTCAACCTTTAATTGACCTATATAATTTTTGCATAACTATATTTAAAAAAGCATCAGGCAGAAGATTATATCCTATTGAATGTCACGACATTATGTGTAAGATAGGAGAAGTTGTAGTTGTAGGTGGTGTTAGACGTTCTGCACTAATTAGTTTATCTAATCTTAATGATGACCAAATGAGACATGCAAAGTCAGGTTCATGGTGGGAAAATGAAGGACACAGAGCATTAGCTAATAACTCTGTAGCTTACAAAGGTAAGCCTGATATGGGTACATTCATGAGAGAATGGTTAGCCTTGTATGAATCTAAGTCAGGAGAACGTGGTATATTTAATCGTAAGTCTGCCAAGAAAAAAGTAGAAGAGAATGGTAGAAGAGATTCTAATTATGCTTTTGGTTGTAATCCATGTAGTGAGATTATACTCAGACCCTATCAGTTCTGTAATCTTACCGAAGTTGTTTGTAGAGAAGCAGACCACCTAGATACTTTGAAAGAAAAGGTTAGACTTGCTACCATACTAGGTACGTTCCAATCCACTCTTACAGAATTTAAATATCTTAGAAAAGTATGGAAAGAAAATACAGAAGAAGAAAGATTGTTAGGTGTGTCTCTTACAGGTATATTAGATTGTTATCTTCTTAATAATGGCACTAAAGAAGCTATTCAAAGAATATTATTAGAGTTGAAAGAGGTTGCAGTAGAGACTAATAAAAAGATTGCTAATGATTTAGGCATACCACAATCAACTGCAATCACTTGTATCAAGCCATCAGGAACTGTATCACAGTTGGTAGATAGTGCATCAGGTATTCATGCTAGACATAATGATTATTACATTAGAACTGTACGTGGAGATAATAAAGACCCTCTTACACAGTTTATGAAAGAAGCAGGTATACCTATTGAGCCTGATATAACAAAACCTGATAGCGTTTCAGTATTTAGTTTTCCAATGAAATCACCTACAGGTGCTATAACTAGAACTGCTATGACTGCAATAGAACAGTTAGATTATTGGTTAATGTTCCAAAGACATTGGTGTGAGCACAAACCATCTGTTACTGTTTCTGTAAAAGAAGAAGAATGGATGGATGTAGGTGCATGGGTATTTAAAAACTTTGATGAAGTGTCAGGAATATCCTTTTTACCTTTTAGTGAGCATACTTATAAACAAGCACCTTACCAAGACATAGATGAAAAAGAATATAATAAACTTATGGAGTCTATGCCCAAGTCTATTGATTGGAGTAAACTTCAAGATTTTGAAAAAGAAGATACTACAAATGGTAGCAAAGAACTTGCATGTACTGCAGGTGTGTGTGAGGTTGTTGACATTGAGGCTAGTTAATGGTATAGTCTTGATACCTATCCTCAGTTATCTGATTACATTAGTGTTCTCAGGTTTCGTGGGTAGTGAGGCACTTGAGGGTAGCATGATTGAAGAATACTTTATTTGTGTTGCCCTTTTAACTTTAACTTTTATTATAAAGGAGATATTACATGCGAGATATAATGTTAAATGCATTAAAGTCCTTCTACGTAGGAAACATAAATAGACATATAGCAAACGTAGAAGTTTATTTAAGAATGACTGTAGGTATAGGAGAGCATTCTGATATACAAGAAACTATTGATAAAGAAATAGAAAAGATTGCTCAATTTGATGACAGACTAGCAATGGTAATGAAATATTTTGAAAGGAAACAGGAAAATGAATCAGAGAAAGAAGAGAAGAAATCCGAATCTAAGTAAATATGATGCACCCTTACGCATTCAATTTGAAAGAGGTATAAATGCTTTTAGAGGTAAACAATACATTAGAAATGTAAAGGGTAGTAAAGTAATAGCAACAGTTAGTCCTTACAACTTCAACACCATGCAACATAGAGAATGGCAAAGAGGATACAACTTTGCTTATGCAAAACAGTTGGAGAAAGTAAAACGTGAAGAGACTAGAAGAAGAAGCAAAGAAGTTTATGGAAGGTAAAGATAACACTCTTGATAAGAAACTAGAGGAACTAGTTGAAAATACAAGATTGTTAAAAAGTTTATCTGAAGTAATTTTAAAAAAAGCAAAGGAACTAAATGCAAAAAATAACACCAACACATGACCTATCGTGGTATCTAAAATGGTCAGGTTCATTCTTAATCATGTCAGGTATTATATGTAGGTCAGTTGGTGTGTTACCTTTGTATGACCTTATTGCATCCTGTTTAGGGACAGGATTGTTAGCAGGTATGGCTTACCTGTGGCATGATAGGGCATTACTTATGGTAAATGGGGTAGCATGTGCAGCTTTAGCTATGGGTATTCTGAGGCATTTGTTTGGTTAAACTAGCACAGATATTTTGGTATAGTCTGCACATTGTTACTTGTTTATTTATTATTGTAGGCAATGGTAGATTGTTAGGATTGTGGTGAATTATTTTACTCTTTAAAAAGTTGTTGTTGTTTTTTTGGTAGAAACTTTCTTTTTAGTTCTCCTTCACCTCTTATCTTAGATGCCTCTTTAAATATTTGAAATAATTCATTATAATCATAGTAGTCAATTTCATAATCACGAACATTTAATTCTTTTTCTTTTCTAGCTTTATATAATTTTTCTGCAGACATTCTAGAGGTAGGACTAATTGATTTATACTTTATCAACATGCCTAATAACTCATCTTCATTATTTATTTCTGCTTTAGCCTCTGCTAGAGCTTGTTTCTTTATACTTTTTATATAAGAATCTACTGCACCAACAGCTTTTCCATAATCAAATTTACCATCAGTTTTATAAGCATCATCTGACTTTAATGTAGATAAATAGTATGTCATTTCTTCTTGTAAAAAGAAAGCAGTATTTTTATTAGCTAATCTATTTATAGTTGGCATGGCTGTTTTAGACATAAAAGCATCATACCCAAATCCCATTCTACTAAGTTCTAATATATATTTAGGGGGTGTTCTATTTAATGTAGCACCAAACAGAACTTTCATGAATGGTAAAACTCTTTCAGGTATATCTGTGATTCTTGGGTCTCTTCCAAAAGGGACATTAGGGTCATCTGTAAAAGCATCTATTCTTCTTTTTATAGGTAAACTAAATTCTTTTAAAAAAGCATCTAAACTTTTCTCTATATCAAAACCAAAATAGTAGTCAGTGAACTCATCAAGTTTGCCACCAAATCTTTGCTCATATATAGGGTCTTTTTTATAGTCTCTTCTCCTGTCTGATTCACCTGTTATATCAGAGAATTGTAAAAAGAATTGACCATAACCTGACCATGCCTCACCTAAAGTTCTACCAAGACCACCAAAAAAACTATCTCTTACTCTAGCATCTCCTGATTGAGCAAGTTTAAGAAATTCACCTATAGTTCTATCTATTGATGTAAATGACCTAAAGTTAGCTCCTGATACACCTTGCCAAAAGTCTCTAGCACCTACACTAGGAACACCTCTTTCTGCTCTATGCATCATTTCTCCAAATAAAAGATATGGTGTTATAATAGGACCAAACACTCTCATATCCATCTCTGTACCTTTGCCTGTATTTAATGTATACCATTCAGAACCTGCTATACCATTTTCAGGGTCTCTTAGTACATAACCCATTGGCAATAATATTGTAGTACCAACTATGCCCTCTGCCATTTGTTTGTAAGCACCATCATCTACTTTTTTAAACCCACCTTTTCTAATAGCCTGTGACATAGTTCTGTAAGCACCTGTCATAGCACCTGTAACGTTATAATTATATGTCATTTCCATTGCTTTAAACATAAATCTAGGGAATGGAGCAAATATTGTAAGGTATTTAGTCATAAATTGATTAGCATCTTGAAAAAGTCCTAATCTAGGTTGTGCAGCATAAGTAAAATCTAAAGCGTCTTCTACCCCTTTTGCCATCATCTCGTTATCAACGTACTTTAAAAAAGTACCTTCTTTCATTACATTAACAAGATTAACGTCTTTTCCATACTTATTTATAAGTTGTCTTTCTATTGATGCATTAAATGCACCTCTTCTAAAAAGTGATTCTTGGAATCTATTAAATACATTAAAGTGATGTATTAGCATTTCCCATTTATCTAATGTTGAGTCTACTATGTTACCTCTTTGTGGGTCTAGAGCTTCTGGTGTTTTTGTTTTCTTACTCTTTGCATCAACTCCTGATACTCTTGACAACGCATCTTGATTAGGATTAGCTTTTCTTAACTTATGTCCTACTTCACTATAATTGTTCCACATTTTAGCTTTGGCAAAATCAAAATTATCTAATAAAGCATTTGATATTACAGTTGAATCTTCTAAATTTGTGAAAGTATATTTTAGTTGAGCTAAACTTCCTCTAAGACTAAACTTTTTATTAGGATTTAATACACTCTCTAATGTATAGATAAGACTATCTATAGCCACTCTAGGTATCTGTGCCAATGCGTTTCTTTGTGCAGTAGCTATACCTGAAACTAGTGTAGCTCTACGTATATTTTCAAATCTATAATATAACTCTTTAAATCTATTATTTACTGCTATTTGTGCCTGTTCCTCTGCAACCTCTTCAGATGTTTTTAATCTGTTAGCTTGTGCTAACTTTCTAGGAAGTTGAGATACTACACTTAATTTTTTACCTGCTCTACTAATTTCTGATAACATCATGGCAGAAAAATCTTTATTTGTCACTCCATATTTAGCCAATATTTTTAATGGTAAATCTTTGTTAACAAATCCTTTTTCATTCATTAGTATTTCAAAAACTCTTTCACTTATTCTTTCATCTTTTCCTAAAGGTCTGAATAAGTTTTTTAATTCTGCAGTTCCTTCTTTAATGTATTGTGCTTTGTCCATGTTTAAGGTTCTAGCAATACCTTCGTCAATATCTAAAAACTCTTCAACATTAGCTCTGCCTCTTTCAAAAAGTTCTCCAACACCTGCTAAAACTCTTTCATATGTATTTAAATTCATAGCAGGTTCTACTATTTCTACTTGATAACCTGCTTTATCTAAAGATTCTAATTTTTCCCTACCTGCTTTTTTAATAACTTCAGTGTTAATACCTACAACATTACCACTAGAATCTCTTTGAACTGCTTTCTTTCCAAATGTATCTTCTATATCTTTAGCAAATTTGTCTGCATATTCTTTTGCACCACCTAATTCTTTTATTTTTTGTTTAGCAATTTGTTGTTGTTTCTTCTTTACCTTTTTAACTGCTTCCTCAATGCCCTCTTTGGTTAGACCACTGCCTTTTCTCATAGCTAGTCTTTGTCCAACACCTGATAAAGTTCCTGATATTACAGCAGATGCACCTGCAACTGTTGCAGTTCTTTCTGCATCATAATCCTCTCTAATACCCATTTCTATTTCAGAGCCTTGAGCTACTACATCAACAACGGCAGCTTGACCTGCATCTATTGGAGCAGTAGTCGCAGCAGCTATGAGTATTTGAGATATTTTGCCTATACCTGCCTTTTGAGCCAATTTTTGTGATATAGCTTTACCCACACCTATAGATACTATAGATAGAGGAGAAGTTATCTGCGTAGCTATATGCCCACCCACTGTATCAATTACATCAGTTACTTTTTCATAACCTGACATACCTTCATATCTTTTAGAGTCATATATCTCTGCCAGTCTAGATGTTTTGGAGTACAATTTAGCTGCTCTTGCCCTCATCTCAGAAAACTTTTTAGCTTCTGCCAAGTAAGCATTTTGTTCATTTTGCACTTTAGCATTTCTAGCATTTGTTAATGCCATCTGTTCTTTTTTCTGTATACTTTTTAGCCAATCTAACTCTTGAATGACATCTATTTCATTACCTGTTATAAATCTATAATGGTCTAAATAATCATCAATTATATTTTCTTGGGTTAAATCTTGCTTTAAAAAAGGTATCATTACATAGGCAGCACCAACTTTTTTGTCAGTGCCAAATCTATCTTCTCTATACTGAAGTATTTCTTCAAAATAGTCTTTATCTTTTAATAAGTCTTTTTTACTAAGTTTTCCTTGGGAAGTGTCAAGTGGAGTAACTTGACTAGGGTCGGTGCTTGTAATAGTTTGAAGCTCAGTGCCTTCTATTACATCTTTAGATTCTTCTTTTTGAATAACGTCACTACTTTCCTCAAATTCAAAAACATCTTTATTGTCTTCTTCTTGAGCAAATACATCTTGATTTTTATTGGATAGTAAATCTAATCTTGTGGACATGTTTATTAATCCTAATTATGGTATTCTAATTTCAGGAACACCTTCACCTAAATAAATATACTTTTCTTTTTTATTTTGTGATAATTGTCTGACATAAACACCACCTATTTCAAATTTATCTGTTTGAGTAATAGGATTTAGTCCTTTTGCTATTGCAATTAAAGTAGATTTTACAGTATCTTGATTTATGTAAGGAGTTGTAGGTTGTTTAGCGTTTATTATTTGTTGAACTGTAATTTTAAAACCCTCCATTCTTGCTTGTTGGGTCTTTTTACCATAATCCTCTGGGGTTAAGTAACCACCACTACCAATCCCTTTTGCAAGACCTGCTTTAGCGTATTGATTACTTTCATTAGTTCTATATAATTTATTTATTTGATTAATATCAAAATCTCCTGTCTCTAATGTCTGCAATAATTTCTTTCTATCTAGTTCTCCTTTTTCATATGCTGCTTTTAAATTTCTAAATCTTTGCATTTCCATTTCATCTGACACAGGACCTTTAAATTGTGCAGAAGGTCCTTCTGCTAAAACTTCATCCTCTTTATATCCTGTTGCAGCAAGTAAATCAGATTCAATTTTACCTACGTCAGGAGAAGTAAATGCAGTTTCTTTAAATCTACCTAAACCTTTAGCTTTAGCAGCCAAGTCAAGAACAGGTTTTGGAACTAATTCTTGAGCATTCTTTTTAGCTATTTGTTCTAATGTTCTTTCTGATTTTAAATCTTTTGGATTTGTTATGTAAGCGTCAACATAATTAAATGTATTGTCATCTTCACTCTCTGTTAAATTATTCATAAGATGGTTTCTTTTTCTAGATACAACATCTTTTGTTACATTCTCTAGACTATATCCATGACTAGCATATATAGCATTTGCAACTTCATACATGTTTACATCACTTATATTCGGATTGTCTTTAACATAAGTATTAACAATTTGAGATATATCTTTTTTCATTTTATTTTCTAACAATAATCTTTTTGCACTAGCTTTTTTGATAGCACCTACATTGTTATCAATAAAATCATTAAAAGCCTTGTTATACTCTTTAGACCTTCTAACATCGTCTGCTTTTAATATGTCTGCAGCTCTACCACCTGCTATCGCTGCAAATTGTACTAAAGATAAAGCCATTACACCTCTTCCTCTTCTTTTTCAGGTCTAGACATCAGACCTTTCTTTTCTTCTTTTAAAATGTCCTTGGATAAATCTGCTATTTCAGTTTGTTGCTCTTCAGTGACCTTTTCTTCCCCTTTTAAGGCTTCTACTGCTTTATCTGCAATAACAGGATTAGCTTCCATGTCCATATCTTTTCTTTCTAAATTATATGATGTGTTTGTTATATCACCAATACCTTTTAAAAATTCTACTATTATAGGGTTCATTAACACTGCAACATCTACACTGTGTTTACCTTCCATAGCTCCAACTAAAGTCATGGTCTCTGCTATGTTAGGTAAAGGTGTGCCACTTTCAAGTAAACCCAATACTTGATTTATTGTTGCAGGGTTGCCTATTCTAGGTATATAATAATCTATGGCAGCCTCTACTGTTGGTAGTTCAGGAGGAGTTTGCCAAGGTCTAGCACCTAGTTCGTGTGTTAGTGACATTCCCGGAATAGGAGCATCTAATTCAGGTTCTAATTCTATTGATGACATTATTAAGTCTCCTCTTTTGCTTCCATATTTCTTTTAAAAGCATTTCTAATTGTAAGTACATATTGTTTCGTATTTAACATATCACTTGATTCTTCTTTTGGTCTTCTTTGAAGTAAACTTGTTTGATTAGTTTTTACAGGTTTATCACCCATTCTTTTTAATTCTTCATTAAGAGTAAACCAAGTTCTACGATTGTTTTCTATAAAATTTGCCATTAACTAAACCATCCACCTATTAATGAGTCTTTTCCTGCAGTTAATATAGTACCTACCATACTGCCAAGACCTGATGCTGCTTTTGCATCTGCTTCCATTGCTCTTGCTTCTTTTAAAGAGTCTGATTGTATATTAGCAACTGCTAATTTTTGTATTCTATCTAGTTCACTCTCTGCACTTGTCCATGCCCATTCCATAGTGTCTGCATAATATGTCCACAAATTATCATAAGCCTCTTTTGATATACCAAGAAGAGAATTAGCATTTAATTCATTTGCACGATTAACTGCTACAGTATCTGCAGTGGCTATCTGTCTTCTCCACTGTGCATTACTTTGACTTATTACAAGTTGATTCTGTGCATTAAATTGGTCTCTTTGATTATTAAGTTCTGCATTAAATCTTTCTACAGTATTAGCTTGACCTGCATTAAACTGTGCTTGGGCATTAGCTTGTGTTGCATTAAACTGTGCAACTTGTGTTCCTAGATTTGCAAAGAATTGGTCAACTTGATTCTGTGTCGTAGCATTAAACTGTCTACTTGCATTCTCTGCAGCTTGGTCTGTAAACAATGCTTGTGTTCTTTGTTGAGCTTTAAATAATTCTGTTTGTTGTTTATTAGTTAAGTTAGCCATGTCCATTTGTAAAAAGTTTTGAGCATTCTGCACTGCAGATTGTTGTCTGTTACTTAAATTAGCCATATCTAAATTAGCTAAAGCACCTGCTTCTGCCATAACCATAGCCTGATTATTACTCAAGTTCTGTAAATTCATTGTATTGACAGCACGAGAGTTTTCTAACGCTATCTGTTGCTCTGCATTGAAGTTCATGTTAGCTATATCTGCTATTCTTGCAGAGTTTTGTACTCTTGCTTGAAATGCTTGGTCAAACTCTTGACCTATAAATGTTGCTCTTTGTTGAGCAGCTAACATTGCTCTCTGTTGTCTGTTAGATAAATTTTGTGTTTCAAACTGTGCTTGTATACTTGCATCTGCTTGTGCAATAGGTAGTGCAGATTCTATTGATGCTTGAATTAAGGCTTGTCCTGCCATACTAGATGCACCAATACCTCTTTGTTGCATCGCTGCTTGGACACCTCTAATTGCACCTGCTGCCCATGCAGGTGGATTGGTAGCGTCAAAGTTTGCTGTTAAAGAAGATAGTTGACCTTGGACAGTGGCTTTTTCAGAAGGAGTTGCAGTCGCTGCATCTATTTGTTCTGCGAACTTAGCTGCTTTTTCTGCGTTAGCTACACCATCAATAAGTTCCCCATCTTGAATTTGTCTTTGAACAGGATTTTCAAGAATGTGAGCTTTACCTTGTGCAGCCTCTAAATCACTTACACTTGATTCTGTTTGCTCTGCTGCGATGACTTTAGAACGTGGGTCATCAGGGTCTGTTTGAGCAGCTTGAACTGTATCTAATGCAGTGTTTACATTATCTGTAACAGTTTGAGCATCCATTAAATTAGCAGTCATATCAGTTGGTTGATTTACCATTGTTGTGTCTGCAGTTGTTGTTGGCACATTAACTTGACCTGACACTTGTCCTGTGCCTTCTTGTACTGTTTGCCCTGCAGTTATTTGTGTTCCTACAGGAACTACTGTAGTGCCTTCAGGTAAACCCGGAGTTGTCATTTGTTGTGCTGCAATATCTCCTATAGAAGAATCTTCTGCTACATTTAATTGAGGAACATTTTGTTGTGGTAAAGCTCTTGGGTCTGCTTGAGCATTAGGGTCAATAGTAGGAAAATCAACTATTGGAGTTAAATTAGGAGGAGTTGGTATTCTAGCCTCAGGAGGTGGATTTATTGGGTCACCCGGTTTACCATCTGAAGGAAACCCCGGACTGGTTATTTCTCCTGTAGCCAAAATAGGGTCTGGCGAACCACCCTCTTGCATTCTAACAACACCACCACGAGCCATCTCTTTTGCAGCTTCTTGAAAAACAATCATCTGTCTTTTCTTGTCAGGATTTTGTTCTAAGTAGCTATCAAAGTTTTCCATAGAACCTGTATAACCAAGTCTACCTGCGATTCTTTGCATTGCTTGTGGTTTAAAACCTCTGAATATTGCCACTATTTAGCTCCCATTAATATCTTATCTAGTTTATCTTCTAATCTTTTGATTGCATCCATAAGGTCATGCATATCATCTTTTACATCATCTTTACGAGCATACTCTTCACGAGTCTTGTTTAATAATATCTGTATACGTTTTACCTCTTGGAACATCTTGTTGAATGCCCAACCAAATGGCACAACGACCATAGTTAGTATAATGTTCCAAAATAACATTGCATCTATTTCCATGTTTAGTCTGCTTCTTGTATTGTGTTGCCTTTAGACACCCATTCTTGAATTGTTTGATAGTCTGTGTTATCAGTTGCAAGTGGCACATACGAAATTAAGTTACTATTTACTCTAGTCACCTTATAACCACATGGCTTGTTTGTTATGGGGTCATTTACGTGTTGTACTGTATCTATTATATCTATCATATTTTAATCCTATAGTTCTGCTGACACTGCAAAATACGCAGAAGCATCATTAATTCTCATCCAACCTGCAACATTTTGTGAATGACTTAAACTACCATTAGTGCTATTAGCTGCGTAAAGTTCTAATCTATCATGTTGACTTCTTACAAGACTAAATGAGTTAAATGGGTCATTAGTTCCAGTTCGTAAAAAAGTATAATAATCAGTTCCTGTTGTGAGGTCTATTGTTGGGTATGCTCTCATTCTTACTGCTAAATCTAAAACACCAAAAATTGAACTAGTTTGATATGCAGCCATATTAGCGACTGTTTGTGCCGCAGCACTTGAAACTAAAGATGAATTTGGCTCATCTCCATCGGCAATTTTTTGATAATATCTCATACATAGTGCTTGTTCTTCCCCAAATGACCTATGCTCAAATGGTGTAGCTACAGAGCCTACTTCTAGTTGTATTCCAGTAATTTGCCAAGTTGAATTGGCTGTAGTCATAAAATTAGTTGTAGCTGATATATTGTTTGCATTATTTGATGATGCCCAAGACGTAGCAAGTGTGCCACTTGTATAGGTTGTCCCACCATCTAACCAAAACTTTAAATCTAAGCTACGAGCATTATCATTATCCAACGCACCTGTTGTATCACCTGCGAAGGTAATGGTCTTCAATTCCCAAGTATCTGCCACATTTACTGTATAGGTTGAAGCTATTGTTCTAGTGTTGTCGTTGTCAACCAAATTAACAGAAAAAGTTGTTGCGATGGAGCTTTTTACATAAAAAGATAAAGTTAATTTTTCTGCATCTGATGTACCTTTTTTTAATTGTTGTAAATCTTGACCCTCTAATCTGTGCTGTATATTTAACTGGTTGTCTGCATCTAATGATGTCTCTTGAGTTGTGGTTGCAACTTTAAAACTGTGTCCAAAACCTGAAGGAGAATCAGATGCTTGAGACAAAGTAGCCACATATTGGTCACGATTTCCTGCAAATCTAAATCGGTCTACTGTTTGATAGCCACCCCCTGTTGAATTAAAAGTTACTGAAGTTGCTCTTTGTGCCACTTGCATTGCACCATTTATAACAATATTTCTTCGCCCACCAATTTGATTATTGGTTAGGACTTCACCCATCTTTGCTAATTCTGCTGCTTTGGTCATATTTTATTCCCCTTTAGGTTCTACGTAATCTCCAACAGTTCCATAGTCACCTGCTTTTGCTTTTTCAAATATTTGTCTACCATGCTCTTCAACATCATTAGGATTTGCTAAAAAACCATAGTAACCATCATTTTCTGTCATACCTAAAGCAGGATAATGAGAAAACTTACAATCTAAAAGTATTAATGTTTTATCTTTGTCTGCCCATACTGGATTCTTAGCACCTAGTAATGTTGCACCATTTCCTTTTATCTTAATTGTCATTATGATTGCCTCTGCCAAACACCACCTATGTTTTCACCTATAGATTGATTTTGCATATTTCTCCATGTACCACCTGTATATGCTGTAGCTAAATCCGTAACTCCAGAACCTGAAACTCCTGCATATCTTAAAAAATTACTCGTTGTAGAACTTCCTGAAGTAGAGCCAACTATTCGTCTGCAGAAAGCAAGAGAACCTACAACACCTGCAGTTGTAGTTGGAATACTTGAACCTGAAGGTACATTTGTTAAATTTTCAGCACTTATTGCAGGTAAAGTACCTGATAATTTTGTTGCGTCTAGCACTTGTGTACCTGTTACTGTAGTTCCACCAACAATCAAAGCCATATTACATCTCCTCTAATTTAAACTTATATTTCTTACCATTTAATCTGTTTAATAAAAACAAATCATCTGCACCCTCTTGGATTGTCCAAGAACCTCTAGTGCCATCTACTTCGTTATCTCTCGTCTTGGTATTATTTAAATTTATATCACCTGTGTATATGTCTCTCCACTGCTTTGAAGAAGACCCTAAATCTACTGCATCATCAGTTGCAGGTAGCACATGAGAATTAAATATTGCTGTTCCTGCATCACTCATATCAAGTGTAAGTGCAGTTATATCAGATGAACCATCAGTGCCTTTAAATATAATATCTGTATCTGAACCTTGTGCATCAATGGTAATATTCCCTGATGTAGTGGTTAAATTTATCGCTGCATCTCCTGCAGTTATGTCATCTGCTGCAGAGGATATCCCTACTACACTACCACTAAATGTTGCAGTACCTGCAAATGTAACATTACCATCAAATGTACCACCATCTACTTTACTTACTGTATCTGCTACACCAAATACATCGTATACAATTACAACAATGATATCATTAACTGAAGCTGCTTGAGTTAACACGATTGATGTACCACTCGTTGCAGTATAGTCTGCTGTGCCTAATAACACACCATTTTGATACACATCTGTAAATGTGCCATCTGTGTATGATAAAGTTATTCCTTCATCACCTGCACCACTGAAAGTTGTTTGACTTGCAGTAGCAGTGTAAGTATGTACTTTTCGTACTCCGTTACTTGGGGATACTCCTAAATATGCCATAATTTACTCCGTTGGCTTTGTTGGAAATGTTACGTTAAGTAACGTGCTAGTCTCTCCATCCCATTGAGGATTGGATGTATTAGCAGGTAAATCTCTTAAAGCCTGTCTGTATGTTTTCATTGAACTAGATAAAGTTACATCAGATAAAGCGTAAAAATCTGTTTCCTTTAATAATTCATTTCTTTTTTTTCTTAGCTCATAATAAGCTACTTGATTATTATCTTTAAAAATACTTGCCATTATTAACTCACTGCAAATGTACCACTACTTGTAAAAGTGTGATACTTATAGTCACCACTAGATGTTATAGTTCCACCTGTTGCTAAATTTGTTCCACTTTTATAGCGTATTATAACTATACCACTACCACCTGCTCCACCTGATGATGTACCTGAACCTGAAGGGTTACCACCTCCACCACCACCACCACCAGTGTTAGCAGTTGCATCAACACCATTTCCAGTGTTATTGCCATTACCACCACCTCCTGATGAAGCAGTTCCTGCAGTGCCATTGTCATTTGTACCACCTCCACCACCAGAAGCGTAGAATCCACTATCACCTGTAGATGTAGCACTTGCCCAATCAGAAAAAGCATTAGTACCAGTGCCACCTGCACCACCATTACCATTTCCAGTGTTTACGTTATCTTGACCTGCACCACCTGCACCACCTCCACCTGCAGAACCATTACCTCTGCCAGTAGAAGCATCTCCACCATCATTTCCTAGTTGAGTGCGACCATGTGAGTTTGTAGCATCAAATCCTGACACTCCGTAACCACCACCACCTCCAGAGCCACCACTTGCTCCTCCTGTTGAGCTTGAACCTGTATAACTTGCTGCTGCACCTCCACCATCAGCGACAAAATCACCTAAAGAAGAAGCACTTCCATTTGTAGCAACTGCACCTCCTGCGACTGCACCTGTTCCACCTGCACCTATTGTAACTACAAAAGAGTCTCCTGAAGATAGTAGCATTTGAGCATTAACTACTCCACCTGCACCTCCACCTCCTCCATTTCCAACTTGAGAGGATGAAGTGCCACCACCTCCTCCTCCACCTCCTCCAATGAGAAGGACATCGGCAAGACGAATACCTTGTGAATTTACTTGAGTTAATGCCATTATGTATCTCCAAATCTAGTAAAACAAAACCAAGTTTGACTTATATCAGTATCACCTAGTATTTGCGTATTAGCGTTTCCTGTTGTATCAGTGGTAAATTTTACTTTGTGTGTGGAAGTATTAGTTATGTCAAGATATATTGAAACGTAAACAGAATCTTCTGCTGCCAAACTTGTATTATGAGAGTTACCACTTCCTTGAGCTACTTGATTAAAATTACTATTGTCTGTGGTTAATTGTATAGATGTTTTTAATCCTGCATCATTAGAATTAGCATCAGCTTTGTAGTACACGGAAGTTTCTACTCGCCACAATCCAGTAGTAGGAAAAGAAAAAATGCCA